ATATTTACCCAGATGGTCATCAGTGTGGGAACTCGGCCAAAGCTGGGCTGAATCGATGTCGCTTCCATGGAGGCAATGTTCGAAGGGGAGTCTCACATCCGAACTTCAGGAATGGCAAGTATTCAAAGTACATGCCTGATCACTTGATGGAGAGATATGAGCAAGCCCGGGAAGACAAAGAGCTCCTGAGTTTGAGGGAGGACATTGCGGTCGTAGAAGCCCGTCTGACAGAGTTGATGCAACGTACCAGCACGGGGGAGACGGATCGGCTCTGGGAACGAGCTTCTACGATCGCGGGTCAGATACATGAAGCTCAAATTGCAGGTTCAGTCCCTGACGTTTTGCAGGGCTTATCTACTCTCATGGAGATCATCAAGTCTGGCGTGCAGGTCAGCCAGGCTTGGAATGAAGTGCTGATCTTGATTGATCAGAAACGTCGACTGGTTGAGAGTGAACGGAAACGATTGGTTGAAATGCAGCAGATGATCAGCTCCGAGGAAGCTGTGAGTTTGATGGCCCTTCTAGTCACTACAGTGAGGAATCATGTCTCAGATCCTACCGTACTCCAGGCCATCGGGGATGAGTTCTTACGACTCACTCAGATGGGTGGTCGAATCGGGTCTAACGACTAGCACTTCATCGTCTTATCGACGATTCGGTGAGAAGTACTTCAACGATCCTGTCGGTTTTTCCCAAGAGTGTATTCTATGGCGAAACGATGACAGACTAGCAGGGTATCAACAGAGAACGCTGAGCAAACTCATCTCTGAAAGGCGAGAATCTCTGGTTGGGCCTCATGGTCTAGGGAAGACGACAACGTTCAGCCAAGCGATCCTTTGGTTTGCGCTGACGAGAGATGCCTTGGAGATTGATTGGAAGATCCCAACTACAGCTTCTGTCTGGCGACAGCTTGAGAAGTTTCTGTGGCCAGAAGTTCACAAGTGGGCTCGACGCTTGAAGTGGGATCAAATTGGCAGGAAAGCTTTCGATGATCACGAGCTGCTAAGCTTAGCTTTGAAGCTGGACTTCGGGGAGGCTTTCGCGATTGCGTCTGACAACCCCGAGACGTTGGAAGGTGCCCACGCTTCAGAGATCCTCTATATCTTTGATGAAGCGAAGATCATCCCTGACCCAACGTGGGATTCAGTTGAAGGTGCTTTCAGTACTGGTAATGCTTATTGGCTTGCAGGGTCGACTCCCGGCACTCCTAATGGTCGCTTCTATGATATCTGTTCTCGCAAGGCAGGGTATCAAGATTGGTACGTGAATAGAGTAACTCTCGATGAGGCAATCGAATCAGGGCGTATCAATAAGGAGTGGGCTGAAGCAAGACGACGTCAGTGGGGTGAGAATTCGTCGGTGTTCAAGAATCGTGTGTTGGGTGAGTTCGCTGCTCAAGAGACGGACTCCGCAATTCCTCTTGCTTGGGTTGAACAGGCAAATGAACGTTGGCAGAAGCTGATGGATGCAGGATGGAGAGCCAACGATCACACCATGACATCATTGGGAGCTGATATCGCGAGGTACGGTGAAGACAAGACGTGCTTGGCTCTAAGGTACTCGAATGTGATCTCCCACATCGAGCGGTTCGATCAGCAGGATACGATGACAACGACTGGCAAGATTGTTGCTCGACTGAGGGATCATGCGGAAGCCAACGTGGATGTGATTGGGCTGGGAGCAGGTGTTGTAGATCGTCTTCGTGAGCTTGGGATCCCTGTCAATGCTTTCAACTCAGCTGAAGCAACTGATGGGACAGATATATCGGGGGAGCGAATATTCCTCAACAAGAGGGCTGAAGCGTGGTGGCATCTTAGAGAGCTTCTCGACCCGGATCGTGGAGAAGAGATTGCTCTGCCACCCGATGATCTGTTGATAGGTGATCTCACAGCTCCACGATGGAAAGAGACTTCCAACGGGAGAATTCAAATTGAGAGCAAGGATGACATCCGCAAGAGGCTGGGCAGATCAACAGATTCTGCGGATGCAGTCATCATGGCTTTCTATAACAACTTTGAGCGGACGGGCATTTTCGTCTAGGAGGGACTATGGGAGCATTCCAGGCTATCAAGAGCTTCTTCTCCTCGAAGGTCACGGTAGCTTCGTTGATACCTACCTGGCAATCAGGACAAGCTGAATTCTCGGAGACGAAGCTCGAGAATATGATCAAGCATGGGTGGCGTAGGAACGAGCTCATCTATTCGTGCATATCGAAGAAGGGCAAGACGGCCTCTCAGGTAGAGCTGAAGGTCTATGACAAAGCTTCCGGGGTTGAGATCCCGAACCACCCACTGAAGAGATTGATTCAGAAACCAAACCCAGAGATGTCAGAGTACGATTTCTGGTACTCTATTCTCGTGTATCAGCAACTTTCAGGCAAAGCTCTCTTCGAGAAGGAACGAAGTGAACGAGGCAAGCTCATCGGCCTTTGGCCTCTACGACCCGATTGGGTGAAAGTGAAGATGCGCAATCGAGTTGAGATCGAGAAGTACATCTACGAGCCACCGGGTATCACGAATCCCCCAGAGCTAGGTCCCAAAGATGTCGTGGCGTTCCGTGTGTGGGACCCAGAAGGTCTCTTCTCTACCTGGCCACCTGTTGCTGTTGCTTCACGATCCGGGGATACAGACAACGACATGACAGAGCTCCTGAAAGTCTTCTTTCAAGAAGGCGGGACTCCCATGGGCATCATCACCTCGAAGTTACGCCTTCGTCAAGATGCAGTCGATGATATTCGGGCTAGATGGCGACAGCGATACGGTGGCTGGCGTAATTGGATGGACCCTGCAGTGCTCGATTCTGACGCCACCTATCAACGCATTGGTCTGACGTTCCGGGAAATGGGCTTTGAAGTTCTTGATGCACGGTCGGAAGCTCGCATCTGTATGGTCTTGGATGTCCCTCCGATCCTCGTTGGTGCGAAGATTGGCCTGGATAGAGCTACGTACTCGAACTACGCTGAAGCGCGAAAGTCGTGGTGGGAAGATTCTCTCGTGCCTATCTACACAGATCTGCTCGATGTGGTCATCAATCAGATCCTACCCGAGTTTGATGACAGTGATCGAATCACAGTCAAGTGGGACTTCTCGAGAGTCCCAGCTTTACAGGAGAGCCAAAACATCATCTGGAGCCGGGCTCGAGAGGGCTTCACAGCAGGTGCTATCACGGTCAATGAGTTTCGTGAGATGGTAGGCCTGAAGTCGTATGGCCCAGCTGGTGATGTCTTCTTGCGATCTCCACAGCAGCTTGCTATCCCGATCACACAGTCAACGAATCTCTCTGAGCCAATCGAGGGGGCAGCTCAGTTAGGCCACTTTGAAACGAAGGCTCTCTTATCCTCTCCTTCAGATGAACGACGTAGGGAATTCGAGGAGAAGATGACTGAGAGGCTCGTTGAATTCTTCATTGCTCAGAAGACGCGTGTACTTCAGAAGGTGAAAGATGAACACCCCAACTCAGACTGAGATTGAAGTTGAAGTTGTACCCCCGAAAGCAAAACCGTCTCTCGTGCCGAATCGACATGATCGACGTCGTCAAGCTACTCTTCAAAAGAAGAGGATCAAAACCCTGCAAAAGCAGAAGAAAAGTTAGGGATCTGTGAATCGAGGATCAAATTGGGCGATGTGAGGATAGTTAGGATATATATATTTATATATATATCCTAACTATCCTAACTATCCCCCAAGATCCTCGGTTTGATCCTATCCTTCAAAAGAGATAGGAAAACCTAACTAACTATCCTCAAAACTATTCATCGTGGGAGATTGGTCCTTGATTTCAGGGATCGAATTTCGTATAATGAGATAAAGATCTAGAAAAGGAGTTTCAGATGCTGTGGACGAATCGTGGTAAGTTTCTGGTCTTGAGCTACGCCTTTCGTGGGGCAACTCGACCAACGAATTTCTATGTTGCGCTAGTCACTTCAGCTGTTGCACCGAACGCTGACATCAATACGCTTTCCCAGCTGACTGAGATTGCAGCCGGCAATGGCTACACTTCCGGGGGTTATCAATTGACACCTGGAGCGACTGATTTCGACAGCTTGGTTGAAAACGACACAGATGATAGATCTGAATTGCAGATCAAAGATATCGTGTGGACTGCTTCGGGAGGCAATCTACCAGCATCCGGAGGTGGTGCTCGATATGCTGTGCTCCTCACGGATGAAGCTGTAGTGGGCAATCGGCAAGTCATCTGTGCCTGGGATCTGGTGAGTGATCGAACAGTTTCAAGCGGGCAGCCTCTGACCCTGCAAAACTGCGAAATCAGAATCTCGTAAACAGGAGGCCTATGTGGCAACCCGTTTTGTTTTCACGCCAGAATCAGCTCACTTCCCATCATCCAACCCAGCTGCCCTCACTTTGATCAATCGACGTCCAGTCCTAGCTTTCGATGCAGCGACCGATGAATCAGCTTATTGGACTGGGATTGCTCCTCAAGGGCTGACCGGCACAATTACCGCAATTGTGCATTACATCATGGCGTCTGCAACTAGCGGTGTGGTCTACTTCCAAGCGGCCTTGGAGGCCATCACACCTGGGGATGCTGTTGATCTGGATGCCGGTGATTCTTTTGACACGGCCAACAGTGGGAATGGCACAGTACCTGCTACAGCCGGGTATGAACAGAGTATCAGTATCACAATGACTAACGCGGATTCGATTGCTGCAGGTGATTACTTCCGCTTGCGACTGAACAGAGATGCTGATAATGCTAGCGATACAGCGTCTGGGGACGTTTATGTTCTCGGCGTTGAACTGCGTGATGGTGCATAATGGCTGTTCGTAACGGCACGGCAGAGTGGACGGATTACCTGGCTCGTTCCAGCAACGTGCCCAGCTATGACGCCAATTACACGCTGCTGTGCTGGTTCCGGCTGGTCACTGCACCGGGCAGCTATTCCTGGGCTGATCTCATTTCACTCCGGTCGGAGCCAGCCGGAGTATTTTTCTTCGATGAGCTCGGAATCATGAATGTTGCAGGGACTTATAACCTGTACATCCAGGCCAGAAACGATGCAACTCGCGTAGATGCTTTAGGCTCGACTGCACTATCCACAAATACCTGGTATTGCGCTGCGTTGGTGCGATCCGCGGATACGAGCCGCATTGCATATCTAGGCAGCCTAGCAGCTCCATTTTCACAAGATGCTAATCTGACATCGGGAGTGGGCAGTAGGACGAGCAACCCGGCTGCTCACCTGGGAGTTGCGGAAGCGAGTTCCGGGGTGGTATGCATCGGTAACACGAAGATCTGGACTGCAGCGTTGACACTTGCAGAGTTGCAAGCCGAGCAGTTCAAGATGCTGCCTGTTCGTTGGGATAGCCTAGCTGCCTGGTTCCCATTTTTGGACATCGGAGCCAATCGTGGTCGGGATTATTCAGGTGGTGGTGACCTGACGACTCACGGCACAATGACAGATGAGGACAA